CTACCAGCGCTTTGTGCTGCAGCCGCCCAAGGACTGCATCCAGATAAAGATCAACTGGAGCGATAACCCCTGGTTTCCCGAAACCCTAATGCTGGAAAAGGACGCATTGAAAGCCCGCGATCTGGAAGCATACAACCAGGTTTGGGAAGGCCTATGCCGCCAATCAGTCGATGGGGCAATATTTGCCAAGGAACTGCAGCAAGCGGAACTGGATGGGCGGTTGACCAAAGTCCCGTATGACGCAACCAAACCAGTTCATGCCGTGTTCGACCTGGGCTGGGCCGACAGCACCGCCATTTGGTTTCTGCAGTTTGTGGGCATGGAAACCAGGCTAATCCGCTACATCGAAGACAGCCAGAAGACCATTAGCCATTACCTGGCAACCATGCAAACGTTTGGTTATGTGTACGACAAGGTTTGGCTGCCACACGATGCGGAAAACAAAACCCTGGCTGCAGCTGGTCGGTCGATTGACGACATAGTGCGAGCTGCTGGATATAAGACTCAGATATTGCCCCGTGTGCCGATCTTGGATTCAATCAACGCTGCTAGGACAATATTCCCCAGCTGCTACTTCGACCGCGACAATGCCGCCGAAGGCATCGATTGTTTGCGCCATTACCGTTATGAAGTCGATCCAGTAACGGGCCAGTTCAGCAGAACCCCGCTGCATGATCATTACTCCCACGGGGCGGACGCATTCAGATACATTGCGTTAATGATTAAAGAACCAGCAGCCAGAAAACCCAAGGCCCAGGTTGCAATGGTTGCTGGTTGGATGGGATAATTAATTAAAGAGGTACACCAATGGCACGAACAAATGAAGTTAAAGACGAACGCATCCAGAAGGCAATTGACTTTTGGCATTTGAGTAACGATGCGGATTCGACTAACCGCGCCGAAGCTTTGCAAGATATTAAGTTTGCAGCTGGCGACCAATGGCCCGTGGAGATACAGAACTCGCGCAACCTGGAAGCCCGCCCGTGCCTGACGATTAACAAGATCGATGCCTACATCCGCCAGGTGACAAATCAGCAACGTATGCAGCGCCCCAGGATTAAGGTGCAGCCAGTAAATAACCTGGCAGATTACAAGATCGCCCAGGTGATCGAAGGCATGACCAGGCACATCGAGGTCAATTCAAACGCTGATACGGCCTACGATACGGCCTTCGACTATGCGGTGCGGATGGGCTGGGGCTACTGGCGTATTAATACCCGCTACGTCAGCGAAGATTCGTTCGACCAGGAAATCTACATCGACACAATTGACAACCCGTTTACCGTTTACTTCGATCCCAATTCCATATTGCCAGACGGATCGGACGCTGAAAAATGCTTGATCACGACCGTGATGGACAAGAAGATATTTAGAGAATATTACCCAGATGCTGACGATGGCGCTAACTTCACCCAGCGATCTACGGGTGACGACACAGCCAGCTGGATCACAAAAGAAGACATTCGCATAGCCGAATACTTCTACATCGAACGCGAACGCGCCAAGCTTTATCAGCTGAGCGATAACACGGTCCACTTTGCCGATTCTGCTAACTTCTTCGAAAAGGTTGAAGCAATGGGCTTAACCGTTGAAGACGAACGCGACACATTCCGCAAGGCCGTGAAGTGGTGCAAGATGACCGCCCTGGAAATCTTGGAAGAGAAAACCTGGGCTGGCAAATATATCCCCGTTGTACCGTGCTACGGCGCACAAGTAATTGTGGATGACCGCCGCAAGCGCTACGGCCTGGTAAGGTTTGCTAAAGACCCGCAGCGGATGTATAACTTCTGGCGCACTAGCATGACCGAATCGATTGCGCTAGCTCCAAAGGCCAAATGGCTGCTGGCAGAAGGCCAGGACGAAGGCCACGAAAACGAATGGGCGTTGGCAAACATCAAATCCAGCCCCGTCCTACGCTACAAGCAAAAAGACATTGAAGGCGTAGCAGCTCCAGTTCCACAAAGGCTGCAGCCAGAAGCACCGCCCGCGGGCATTATGGAAGCAGCTGGAGCAATATCCGCCGATCTGCAAATGGTTCTGGGCATACTCGACCCCAACCAGCTGCCAACGGGCAACATATCGGGCAAGGCATTGGCTGGGCAGCAAAACCAGGTGGACCTATCCAATTTCCACTTCTACGACAACATGACCAGGTCAATCCGTCACACGGGCAAAATTATCCTGGACTTGATCCCGCACATCTACGACACAAACCGCGTGATGCGGATCATTGGATCGGATGGGCAGCCAGACATGACCACGATCAACGAAAAAACAGAAGTCGGCGAAGTGCTAAACGATGTGACGGTTGGCGAATACGATGTGGTTATGGATACTGGACCAGGATTCCAAACCAAGCGCCAACAAGCCGTGGAAGCCATGATGCCGCTGCTAACAGGCAATGAGCAGCTATTTAATATTGCTGGCGACCTGGTGTTTAGGAATATGGATTTCCCTGGTGCGGACGTAATAGCCGACCGCCTGGCATCCATGAACCCAATGGCCCAGGTGGACGAAAAATCCGACATTCCGCCCCAGGTCCAAATGGAATTGGCAAACAACAAAAAGCAAATGCAAGAGATGCAGCAGCAGCTCCAGGCCGCGCAGCTGGAGATCAACAACCGCGGTCAAGTGGCACAGATACGCGAAGAAGGGGCAACCAAGCGCAAGCTTATGGAAGTCACCGCGAAGGCGCACAACACCGAAACAATGGCAGAGGTCAAAGTCAACGATCAAAATACCCGCGCCATTACCAGCCAGAACAAAACCGAAATCGATGCGATCGTGGAATTGTTGCTGCACCACATGGACACAGGCCGCCTTATGCAAGAGATCGACAAGCGCAACATGGAACAAGGCCAGTACGCAACCATTGCAGCGTCCGACATTGCAGAAGGCGCTAGCCCGTTCACCCAGCAGCAGCAACCGATGCAACAGCCGCCAATGGAACAACAACCTATGCAATAAGCTTGACGAATGAATAATCTTGTGGTACAAACCCACAACCTTTACCCGTGGGGTTCACGGGGCAAATTCTTTGAGGAAACTCAATGTCAGAAGTAGCAGAACGACTTGCAGCCAATGTGGTAACAAGTGAAAATTTAGCGGAATTTAACGCCAAACGAATGGGTTTAGCTGATCCATTACCTTCAGAAGCCGCGGCTGCCGTAGAGGAAACTCCAGCAGAACCGACCGAAGAGGTAAGCCAGAGTGAACCAAGTGGTGAAGATGAAGCGAAAGCAACGGAAGAACGCAAGCCAAATCCAAAATTGGAAAGGCGGTTTTCTCAGATTACTAAAGAGCGCGAATCAGCACGGGAAGAAGCCCGTAGGGAACGCGAACTAAGGGAATCTTTGGAAGTCCAGGTCAGGGAACTGCAAGCCAGGTCACAGCCAAGCGCTGAACCGAAGTTTGATAGTGAACCAAAGCCAGAGCAGTTCACAGATATGTATGAGTACCAACAGGCTGCCATAGATTATCGTGTGGACCAGCGATTAGGGGAAGAAAAGCAGAAAGAAGCAAACGCTAGAGCTGAAGCCGAACGCATGAAGGTGGTAAACACCTGGGCGAAACGGGTGGAAACAGCGAAGGCAGAGATTCCAGACTTTGAAGATATGGTCGGATCGGCGGACGTTGCTGTAAGCAATGAAGTGCGCGATGCGATTTTCGAATCAGAGGTTGGACCTCGCGTTTTGTATCACCTGGCAGAAAATCCCGACCTCGCAGAAAAGCTTAACGGCATGACCATGACAGCCGCTTTGAGAATGATTGGTAAATTGGAAACGCAATTCGAGAAAAAACCCGAAGAGCAATTGCAGAAGACCGCTGTTAACAAAAGTAAAGCGCCAGCACCGATTAACCCTATCAGATCGGCAGCCAACGGGCGAGATGTGAACCTGACTAGCGATGGTCAATTCCACGGTTCATATCAATCCTGGAAGGCAGCACGACTTGCTGGGCGAATCCGCTAGCGAAACAAACGCAACAATCCAACATTTGGAGAAACTTAAATGGCAAATAATTTACTAACGATCAGCATGATCACAAACGAAGCCTTAATGGTTTTGGAAAACGAGTTGACCTTCTCAGGCCAAGTCGATCGCAACTATGATGATCAGTTCGCGGTCACTGGTGCGAAAATTGGGGCAACTTTGAACGTTCGCCGCCCTGGTCGTTTCGTTGGAACTACTGGTCCAGCATTGAACGTTGAAGACTTTAACGAGACTTCAGTACCCGTTACTTTGTCAACCCAGTTCCACGTTGACACCCAATTTACTAGCCAAGACCTGGCTTTGTCATTGGACGCATTTTCGGATCGCATTCTCAAACCCGCGGTGGCAGCAATTGCCAATAAGGTGGACTTTGACGGCCTGACAATGGCTAAGAACAACACCGCTAACATTGTTGGCACAGCGGGAACGCCGCCGACTGGTCTTATTACATATTTGACCGCTGGTGCGTATCTTGATTCTGAAGGCGCACCACGCGATGGTCGCCGTTCATGCATCATCGAACCATTTACATCTGCAACCATCGTTGACAGCTTAAAAGGTTTGTTCATGCCATCGGACAAAATTAGTGATCAATACACTAAAGGCATGATGGGCCGTGATTCCGCTGGGGTTTCATGGTACATGGACCAAAACGTTGTGGCACAAACATTCGGTTCGTATTCAACTGCGACCTTGGCTTGTGCAACCACTACCGCTACTGGCTTCTTGACCTCTGGCTGGGCTTCCACTTCGACTATTGCGCTAACTGCAACGACCGCTACTGCTGGTATGAAGCAAGGTGACGTAATCCAGATCGATGGTGTGTACGCTGTTAACCCACAGAACCGCCAGGCCTACGGCAGCAACAAGCTTCGTAACTTTGTGGTGACAACTGCCGTGACCGTGGCAACTTCTGGCACTACAAACGTGACAGTTAGCCCCGCCGTGATTACAGCTGGTCAGTTCCAAACCGTGTCGATCCCGACTACTTCTGCAACCGCAGCTGTAACACCGTTTAATAAGACAGGAACAGTAAGTCCGCAGAATATTGTAATGCATAAGAATGCATTTTGCTTAGCTACGGCAGATTTAGAGCTTCCTGACGGAGTCCATTTTGCTGGACGCGCTAGTGATAAAGAGTTAGGCTTGTCTTTGCGTGTAATACGCCAGTATACAATTAACAATGATAGTATTCCTACTCGCGTTGATGTGTTGTATGGCTGGGCCCCGCTTTACCCTGAGTTGGCTTGCCGCGTTGCAGCCTAAAGTTAATGGGGGCTAAACACCCCCGTTTCATTAAACATTTTTAAGGAATTTTTATCATGGCTAATCCAGGACCAGCAAGTACCCAAACGATTCACCCATCTAACCTAGCAACGAACCAAGCGATTCGCCTTTTGGCTTTCGCTAACAACGTGCCAGTTAGCGCAACGGGTGACGCAGCTGTAACGCTTCCAATCAATAACACTTCTTCATATAACGTGCAAAACGTAGCGATCACAAACGCTAACGTTGACGTTAGTGGTGGTGCATTGGCTATTTGGACCGCGCCAGCTGGAACAGGAACTGAAATTGTTACCAACGCTTCGTTGACTAGCAATACCAGCTCTACCTATGTGACCAACGCAACCGTAGTATCTGCAACAAAGGCTACACGTTTGACAGCTCAAACCTTGTACGTCAAGGTCGGAACTGCCGTTGCTGGTGGTACTGTAGACATCTTCGTTTACGGATACGATTTCAGCGAGTTTTAATCGTTGATTAAATAAGGGAAAGCCACTCTCAAAAGGGGTGGCTTTTTCCTTTTTGAAGCCTATAATTCAGACATAATTTTGAAGGATTGAACATGGTCAACACTTCCGTGCTGCGATATAGCGGTCGCACTTATACGCTAGACCTGACAACATCGGCAAGTGCTGCCACGTTGATTGAAGCCACAACAAACGACCAAACCAACTACGTTTCATTGTTAAACGTTGGAACTGGTGTAGTCGGCGTTGAATTCTCTAATTCCAGCACCGTCCCAACCCCAACCGTTGCAACAACTGGTAACAAAGGTTCTTATGTGCTGCCAGGCGGCATGAATTTCCCAATCTTGATCGCTGCTCCAAAAGCACCGTTCTACATCAAAGCCATTAGTTCGGGTACAAACACCCTATACATTACCGCTTGCCAAGCGGATTAAGGCTGCCTTATGGCTAACCAGGCCGCAAAAACGTCAACGATTAACATCGTTCCCGTTCAAGGAATATTCCAGCCCGAACCAACGTTTGACCTGGTAACGTTGATCGGACCAGCTGGGACACCGTTCTATGCAAACATTAATCCCGTTCAATCGGGATTGACTATTACCAATAGCACGATTAATAGCAGCGTAATCGGCGGATCAGTTCCCGCAGCTGCCACGTTTACCAACATTGCAACGACCACGGGCACGATCACAGCAACGCCTAGCGGTCCAAACGACATTGTTAACCAGGCGTATGTTGACGCAGTCGCGCAAGGCTTATCTTTTAAGCAGCCAGCCAACTACACAACATTGGGCAATATCACGTTGTCAGGCCTAGCAGTCCAGGGTAATGGCGATTGGGTTTCAACCCTAACCGCGGGCGACCGCATCCTGGTTAAAAACCAAACAACTGGCGCGGACAACGGAATTTATGTGGCTGCAGCTGGAGCTTGGGCTAGATCATCGGACGCTAATACCTGGAATGAAATCGTTTCGGCCTATTTGTTTGTCCTGGCTGGCACGGTTTGGGCTGGATCGTCCTGGGTGGACACAAACCAGCAAGGCGGCACTTTGGGCACTACGCCCATTACGTTTACGCAATTCTCGAACAACGCAACATATACAGCTGGCACGGGTTTAACCCTGGCTGGCTATCAATTCAGCATTACGCCCGTGGGCACAGCTGGCACTTACGGATCGGCATCACAAGTCCCCGTAATTGTCACCAACGCTAGCGGTCAAGTTTCATCGGTCACAAACACATCGATCGCCATCACAAACACCCAGGTTTCTGGCCTGGGCACAATGTCGACACAAAACGCAAATGCGGTGGCGATTACTGGTGGCACGATCAACGGCGCGACCATCGGCGCGACAACTGCTGCAGCCATAACAGGCACTACGGTTACAGCGACTTCGTACTTCAGCGGCCCAGGAACGAATCTAACAGGCACAGCAAGTGGTTTATCTATTGGCGGCAATGCAGCCACAGCGACTAGCGCTGGCAGCGTTACAAACAGCCTAACAATAAATTCTGGCGGTTCTGGCGGTGCTTCGCCCCAAACATTTAACGGCGGCACGGCGATCACAATCAGCTACAACACCGTAGGCGCACCAAGCACCACGGGAACAAACGCTAGCGGCACATGGGGGATTGGCATTAGCGGAAACGCTGCAACTGTTACCAATGGCCTATATTCCACGGGTTCTTATTCCAATCCAACCTGGTTAACTTCAATATTGGGTTCAATTGTGTCGGGTGCGGTGGCTACAGCTACCACGGCGACTAATCTGGCTGGCGGTACAACGGGTGCGCTGCACTACCAATCGGCAGCATCGACCAGCACGTTTTTGGCCCTGGGAACGACTAATTACGTCCTAACAGCTGGTGCAAGTGCCCCGCAGTATGTGGCCCAATCGACTTTGTCGGTCGGATCAGCTACCACGGCGACAACGGCGACCAACCTGGCGGGCGGTGGTGCGGGTTATGTGCCCTACCAATCGGGAGCTGGTGCAACTGCATTTTTGGCTGCGGGAACAACAGGCCAGGTATTTACGTCAAACGGAACAAGTGCCCCGACCTGGTCCACGCCAATATCGTATGCAACCGTCACGGATGACACGACAACCGCTGGAACACGTTATCCGCTGTTTGCCAATCAAACCACAGGCAATCTATCAACCGAATATGTCAGCTCAACCAAGCTGCAATACAACCCTTCCACGGGCGTATTTACATCGACCAGTTTCACGGGCGCTGGCACGGGATTAACTGGAACGGCAACCAGCTTGTCGATTGGTGGCAACGCGGCAACCGCAACAAGCGCAACATCTGCAACAACCGCCACTAATATTGCTGGTGGTGCAAATGGCTCTGTACCTTATCAAACTGGGTCTGGTGCAACGACCTTTCTGGCGGCTGGAACTAATGGCTATGTAATGACATTAGCGGGTGGTGTGCCTACATGGGCGGCGGCGGCATCTTCTGGCATTACGATTTCAGACGATACGACCACAAATGCAACGCGCTATTTAACATTTACAAGTGCAACAACTGGTTCTATTACATCTGAAAATGTATCAAGCACGAAATTAACATACAACCCAAGCACAGGAAACCTTAGTTCAACAGTAATCACTTCTGTTAATGACGCATCTATCTCAGGTCTAACAGTAGGTAAAGGCGGTGGTGCTTTATCTAGTAATACCGCAGTTGGCATAAGTGCTTTAGCGGGGGCAAATAGTGGAAACGCAAACAATACCGCCGTGGGGCAAAGTGCTTTAGGCAATAACACAACTGGCGCATATAACTCCGCATTTGGATTACAAGCATTAGCAAACAACACAACAGGTCAACAACTTGTTTCTGTCGGTAGAAACTCATTATCACAAAACACAACGGGAAGTTACAACACCGCTTGTGGGCATGATGCTTTAGCCAACAACAGTTCTGCCTCTTACAACACCGCAATCGGGTATCAAGCGGGAAACGCATTAACAACGGGCGCACAAAATTGCGTTGCTGGGCCATTTGCTGGCGTATCACTTACAACTGGTTCATACAATAGTTTTGTAGGCGGTTATGGCCCTAATGGTGCTAGTGGCGCACAAATTACTACTGGTTCTAAAAACTCAATTTTAGGTGCTTATACAGGAAACTATGGTGGCTTAGACATTCGCACAGCATCAAACTACATTGTGCTATCTGATGGGGATGGAAATCCAAGACAAATAATTGATTCTTCTGGTAATGTGGGGATTGGTACTGGTACGCCTGGTGGCAAATTTACAATAGTGGACAACGCTGGCGGTTCTGGTGTGGCTACAACAGTTACATTGACCAATGGTGTAGATGCAAATTGTTATTTAAATTTAACTGGCTCTTCTGCTAGTGATAAACGAGTTGTTATTGGGCCATCAACAGGCACAGCCATAGCATTTCAAACCAATGCTTCAGAACGTATGCGTATCGACTCTAGCGGTAACTTGCTAGTGGGGACTACATCAAATTTTAGTGCAGACAAAATGTGTTTGAATTTTACAAGCGCACAAAATGGTTTTGCAGTACGAGATGATAGCAATAGTAGTGGCGCATATTACGCAGTATTTAGAAATTCAGCAAATGGAGTTATTGGTTCTATAACTAGAGTAACAACTACCAACGCAGTTACTTATAACACTACATCTGACCAAAGATTAAAGTCAAATATTGCTGACGCATCTTCTGTATTAAATAAATTGATGAATGTTAAAGTTCGTCAGTTTGACTGGACTGAAGGCAATTTGCATCAAGACGCTGGTTTTATTGCTCAAGAATTATCGACTGTTTTATCAGGGATAGTTACTGAAGGAAGAACTGAAGATGATTTATGGCAACTTGATTATGCAAGATTAACTCCATATCTTACAAAAGCAATCCAAGAACTAAAAGCGATAAACGACACACAAGCCGAAACAATCAACGCACTAACCGCCCGTATTGTGGCTTTGGAGACTAAATAAATGGAACAAATTACACAAGAACAAATTGCACAGCACTACAAAGCGGCAATGGACTCAGTAAACCTGATTAACGCTGGACAGCCAGAAGGCATGACAGCAGAAGATTGGGCAGACTGCTTGGCTCGTAATAAAGAGCATATAAAGATTATGCTTGCCAAGGATTACTGGACAACTGAAAACTTGACTCCGCTACGGGAAGCATCTTTATGATTACCCACACATGGAAAATATCTGAAATTTCCGCCGATGATGGGGTGATTACCCATGCTAAATATCATGTAACTGCGGAAGATGAAGGCTGCATTGTGGAAACCGAAGGAAACTGGTGGTTTAGCGATAAGATCGTAAAAACGCCGTTTCATGAAGTTACCGAAGCAGATGTGGCAGCCTGGATAGAAAAAGAAACTACACAAGAAGGTGTAAATTTAATAAAATCACGGCTAGAGGAACAGCTAGCAACCCTTAAGAGGGATCGAGTTGTTGTTGCCCCTTGGTTGCCGCAGAAATTCGTGCCAAAGGTTTAAATAAATGACGACTCCTTACGACATTATTACCCGATCGCTAAAGGACATTGGCGCGTTAGAAGCGGGGGAAAGCCCATCGGCGGACGCTGCCCAGGATGCGTTCGATATGCTTAACGATTTGTGCGCCCAATGGTCCAACGAAAATATGATGGTCTTCTATAAGACTGAAATCATTTTCCAAACCGTCCAAAACACCGTGCAATATACCCTTGGACCAGGCGGATCGGTCGGGGCTACTTTTACGGGATCGATTTCAGGCACAACCCTAACAGTTCCAGCGGATGGCGTAACAGCTGGCGCGATCACTATGGGCATGACTCTTAGCGGATCAGGCGTGACAGCGGGAACGACCATTGTTAACTTTATTACGGGCGCTGGTGGCAACGTAAACGAAGGCGGCACATATACCGTCAGCAAGTCACAAACCGTGTCTAGCACCACGATTACGGCCTATTACGAACGCCCATTGACAATCGAATCGGCCTTTGTGCGCGTGGCAACCCAGCAAGGTGGATCAAACGTGGCTGGCGGCTACCTGGATTACCCCGTTGCAATTCTCAGCTTGGAAGAGTACGAATCACTAGGCATCAAGCAGCTAAATGGACCGTGGGCCAAGATGGTTTACTACCAACCAAGCGAAACCCTGGGAACGTTGTACGTTTTCCCGAATCCTTCTAGCGGTGAACTGCACTTGTTTGCCAGCACAATTTTTCGCACATTCCAGAACTATTACGAAACCATAACGCTGCCACAAGGCTACAACATGGCGATGCGGTGGTGTTTGGCAGAACGTTTAATGCCGATGTATGGCAAAGCCAGCGCCACGCAAATCACGTTAATCAATTCGTTTTCCGCCCAGGCTAAAGCCACAATTAAACGCACCAACATGAAACCGCCACAAGTGGCCCGTTATCCCGACGCATTAATGGTGGGCAAAGCTAAAGATGCTGGCTTCATCATGGACGGGGGATTTAGATAATGCCTGACTTTGGCTTTGTCGGAGCTTCTTACGAAGCGCCATCGATATACCAAGATGCCCAGGAATGTATCAATTTTTTTCCAGAAGTTGATCCAACCAAACCCCAGGGCGATCGCGGTGTGGTGGCTTTGTATCCAACGCCTGGCTTGTCTTCCCTAGTTCTTTTCCAGAATCAGCAAGAAGTCC